TCGCATTCCGAGAGACGCATCCGACGCGCCGCGGCCGGACGGAGATCCGTTGCCGCGCGTGTAACTGTCCGGCCTCTCGCCGGCTCGTTCCAACGCTCGCTTTGCCTCTCGGCGCGAGCGGAGGTTATCCCGGAAAAATCTCCACATTCCGGAATGTGCGAGGTTCCCGAGCTCTAGCTCCGAAACCCCGTAAGGCTTGAGGATCCCCGCGATCTCCGCGCGGTCCCGCTTGAAAGCCTCGTTATCTTTCCACTCCGGACAAGCGTCCAGGAGGGATTTATGCTCGCGCTGGAGGTAACGCTCCTCCATTACCTTGATCGCCTCGAGAGCTCCCGGCGGAGCCTTTCCCATGAGCGCGATTACGCTCGAGAGATCTCGCCGGACCTGGACCATATCGGAGACGGTTTTCTCGCGCTGCTCGCGCGCCTCGTCCCGATCCCGCTCCGCGTTCGCCATGAGTCCGGAGATCCCCTCGGCCTCCAAGCCGTGAGCCTGGAGAAAATCCTTCACCGCGCCGAGCTTGACCACCGATCCCTTTCCGTCCTCGCCGTGGCCGGCGAGCTCGATCTCGAGCTCGAATAGATCCGCGTCCTCGAGGCCGGCTTTCGCCGCTACCTCTTTCCAAGTGCGAGGCTTTTCTCCCGCTCCGCCGCCGCTTGCGCCCTTAGCGTCTCCGCCCTGGCCGCCGCGCTCGTCGCCCTTGCGAGATCCATCGCCGTTCGCTCCGCCGTCCTCGTTACCGCCGCCGCGAGCCTCACCGCCGCCGCCAGAGCTCCCGCCGTTATCTCCGCCACGGTTAGCTGCTTCCGGATCCCGCGCGTTATCCTCGCGGTTAGCCTCCCCGCCTCCCTCCAGGAGATCGCGGACGGCCGCGCGTTGTTGCGCCGGCTTTTGCCGCTTGCGCGGCTTGTCGCCTGGACGCGCAGCACTCCCGCCGCCGTCCGCCGGCTTTCCCTCGTTACCCTCTTTTGTTGGCTCATTTTCCATCGTGGCTCCGTTTGATCGTTGCGTTTGCGAGAGCTCTTAGCTTGGAGACGGCGCTATCGAGCGCGCGGTCCTCGTGCCAGATCCTCTCCCTTTCCTCCACCGTTGCCGCTTGCCTCCAGGCTTGCGCGTTGTGCGCCCTGGCGAGCTCGAGCGCGGCCGGCCATGCCGGTTCCTCCAGGAGCGCCGCAGCGTTCCTACGGGCTCGCTCGGGGAACGCGGCGCGGCTCATTGCATGGTCCCTGGCGGGAGCACTCCGGCCTCCGGAGCCGGCTGTCCAGCGTTCGCGGACGCGGCCGCCGCCGTCTCCGTCGAGGCCGCCATGAGCGCATCCGAGCGTTGCGTAGCTCCCACGGCCGCCGCCTCGAGCGTGAGCGTTGCTTGTCCGGTGATCTTCGCGAGCTCCGTCTCGGCGCGCATCGCCGCCTCGTAGTATTTCGTCGCCTCCTGGACCTGGACCTTGTAAGCGTCGATCTGGCTCTCGAGGATCTTCACTCGCGCCATGAGCTCCGCTTGCGCCGAGCCCAATTGCCGCGCGCGCTGCTCTTTCTCCTGGCGCGCCTGTTGCGCCTCCTCCGAGTCCGGATCCATCCAATACTTCTCCGGCGAGTCCAGGCCGGCCGCGCGCGTCCACTCGATCATGGCGCGATACATTTGCCCCTTCGTGGTGAGCTCGTTCTCTCCGCCGCCGCCGAGCACCTTCTCCTGTTGCGAGATCACCGTTTGCAAAGCGTTGAGACGGCGCGCGCGCTCGCCGGGAGACAGTCCGATCACCACGGACACGTCGCCGCGCTCCTGCCATTGCCCCGGCGAGTCCTCGAGCCACTCTCCGCCGTCATTCGCGGAGACTTCCGGACCCATTTCATACTTGATTACCTTGTGCGCGATCAAATAAGCCGAGCGCAGGAGCGTTTGCGTTAGGTTGCTCGCGAATAGCGCGGCGAGCTGCTCTTTCACCGAGAGCTCGCGCTCCGTGCCGGCGGCCGTGGGAGAATTCAATTGCGCCGGTCCCGATTGCAGATCCAGGCTTGCGCCGCCGCGCTCCGCGCGCATTTTGTCCTGATACTCGAGGCCGGCCGCGCACGAGGGACCGATATCCGGCACAACAACCCACTCGATTGCACCCGGACCGTTGACCTTGATCCCGCCGCCAACGACCACGTTATAAAAATCGTCCTCGTTCACCATGCCCTCGCGCAGAGCCGCGCGCGGCCGGTTCACAAATTGCGAATTGTTGAGCCACGAGCGCAGGAAACCCGTTTTCGTGTCCTGCGTCTCTTTGAGCTTGTCGAACAGGCTCACGCCCTGGAACGTGAACCCATCGAATAGGATCGCGCCCACGGCATACGGCGCGCACCGGACGCGCTCCCTCGAGAGCATTGTTTTCTGCGCCGCGAGGTTGATCTTCCAGAGCTCCGCGCGGCCGCCCTCGCCGGTCCCGAGCCACATATAGCACCGGTGGATCTGGACCGTTTGCTGCCAGAAGTCCGCCGCCGCCTCGTCCGTCCGGTAGCGCCGGCGCGCGTTGATATCGCCGCGCGTCTCCGCTCCGTACATCGGAAGATCCGCGACGAGATCCTCCGAGAATCCCTCGTCCACGAGATCCGAGCGCGTGAGCTTTTGCTGCTCCGCGACGAAACGGATCGCGGCAACGTCCATGCCGGCCGCATCGCTCGCGAAAACGAAATTGGACGGATCCACGGCCGCCATGCGGAGAGTGCGCTTGTAATTCTTAACCCTGAGCGTTACATCCCACGCGCCGCCCTCGGCCTTCGGCCGGCGCTTGTAGCTCACGACCTGGACCTCCGTATCTAGCGCCGTCAAGAGGCCGGACGTTACCTCCGCGAGCGCGAGCTCGTCCGGTCCGTCCTTGCCGCCGGGAACCTGGAACGTTTCGCGCTCGATCATGCTCTCCACGTCCACCCAGACCTTGAGGATCCCATTTCGCAGGAGGAGCGCGGACTTCGCGGCCGCCTGGATCGCAACGTAAGCGTTTGACTGTCCGGATCTCACGAGCGCCTGAACGATCCGGCTCTCTTTCGCGGCTTGCTCCTCGTCATCCGCGCCCACGCTCGCGAATTGCACAAGGCTTTGCGAAGTGATCGAGGGAACCATGAAAGAGAGAACGCTCTCCACCATATCGCCCACGTCGAGGCTCTGCACCTTGGAGAGTCCCTCGCGCTCGTCGCCGCGCGGCGCGCCGTGGTAATAGTTGAGCGCATCGGTCCGGTTCGCCTCGATCTCGTCGCCCTGGTAGCCGATTGCGTTCTGCAATTCGCGCACCGCGATTGCCTGGACCTGTCGCTCCGTGTATTTCCGGCTCGTGCTCATTAGATAACTCCCACGGCGCGCCGTTGCTCGTTCCTCGAGCTCGCGCGCCGTCCGTTGTTGATCTGGATAACGCTCGTGCCTTCACCGATCCCGACGCACAGGTATTCAAGCGCCTCGCAAACGTGGCTCCAGGTATTTTTGTCGGGCGCGTCCTGGAACCGCGGCTCGAGGCCGCCGACCCACATTCGCCGATAGCGAAAGAACCCGGAAAGCCCTTTCACCGTTACCGGACAGTCCCGGAGGCTCACGCGATACGCCGGCACTCCGGCAATCGTGATCCGGCGGAGCATTCCGTCCAGGCTCTCCCGCCGAATGAGCGGATCCTGAGACGGAGCCGGGATCGCCGGCACTCCGTTACGCCGGAGGATCTGAAATACCGTCTCGTCCTCCGTGCCGCCGCCGTCGCCCGAGGGATCGCCCCAGATCCCGGCGAGCTTGCCCTGATAGCGCCCCGCTAGGAGCTTGCGGAGCTCCATTGCGAACGAGCTCGCGCCCATGTTCTCCGTTACGAGCTCCGCGATCTGCTCGAGGCCGCCTCCTGGCGCTCTCTGACAGATCGCCGCCGCCGGAGTGCGCCCGAAATCCAGGCCGACGAGCACCGGCGATCCATCCCACTCGATAGCGTCCACCGCGTGAACGCTCGCGAGGAATTCCGGATGAACCGGCCGGCCGTCCTGGAGGTATCCATACTTTCCGTGAACGTAGACGTTCACCCATTCCTCCGATTTGCCGGCGAGTAGATCCTGGTAATAGCGCGGAGGCAGATTCTCGATATTCTCCGCGTCCTTTGCGAGTCCGGACGGCTGGACGAATTGCTCCCAACCCTCCGGACGCTCGCGCTCGAATACCTCCGGCCACCAATGCCCCGCATCCGGCGGATTCGTGTCCAGGAGGAGAGCCTTTCGGCCGTCGCCTCCGAGCCGCACGGCCGGATAGCGCCCGAGCCGGCCCTCGATCATTTGCACAACGGAGAGCGGGATCTCGCGCGCCTCGTTGACGTATGCGCCCGAGAGCTCGAGCGATAGGAGCTTGCGGATCGAGTCCGGCCGATCCAGGGAGCGAAAGATAATCTCCGCCTCTAGCCCTGGCGCGCTGATTAGCTGCGTCATATCGCCGGCGCGCCACTCGCCCAACGTCTCCGGAGGGAACCAGTCCCAGAACGATTTGAGCGTTGTGTCCGCGAGCTCGCGGTAGCTGTTGCGCGTTACGAGCCACCGAGCGCGCGCTATGCCATCGTGCATAGGCCGTTGCGCCCAGATCGCCTCCATCATCGCCCAGAGCGCGCCGGAGGTTTTTCCGCTCCCGATTGGTCCACGGATCCCACGGACGCGAGACTTGCTCGCAATGAACCTCCGCACCGTCCGCCCAGGCCGGAAGCGGATCACGCTCACGAGGCCGCGCCCTCGAATGTCCGGCCGCCGGCCATGCCCTCGCGGAGCTCCTCGAGCACTCGGCGCTCGAGCGCCTCCTGAGAGCCCCGATCCTCTGTCAGATCGAGAACGAATTGCGTAACCTGTCCGCTCTCGCCCATCACGCCCACGCCCAGGCGCGCGCCGGCGCGCGTTTGAGCGTTGAGGCGCTCGAGGATCACGGCCATGAGGAACCGCTCCGGATCCTTTTGAATGATCTCCCGAATTACCTTGTTTGTGAAAAACGCTTGCGAGCACTTCGCGAGCCGGCGCTCGAGACGGATCCACATATGCGCCGGCATCGCCGTCGCCGGTTTACGTCCCGCACCTGGACGGCGGCCGCCGCGCCCAGGCTTGGAATCCGTTTGATTGTTTTGATTCTCGAGCTCCACGGCCGCAGACTACCGCAAAGCTACCCCTCCCGCAAACGAGCGCGCTGCATCGCAGCAACCTTAGCTTTTCCCCACTTGCGCCGGCTCGCGGCCGCGCGGCCGCCCCCGGGCGCGATATACGAGCGC